GCCAGAACCAAGATCCCAGCGGGTATTTCATCAGCGTCCAGCGCTAACATCGAATGTTCATTCGCCCGCATCAAAGCGATGATTTCATTCACCAAACATTCCAATAGCGGGTTCCCCGTTGGATTGGATGTGTTGGTATATAGCGACATAAACATTATTTGGTTTGCCTTGAATGTTGGTGCGCTGGTTTGCGATGGCACCGTGCCGAAATAATCCCCCTCGTTGGTGATCTGCTGCTCATATTCCAGAACCATCCCGTGTTCATTCACTATTGGAATGATCGTACTAGCCCGCAACGGTACCAGTTCGGACAATTTGCGTTTGCGATCATATACCAGTTCCAGCGTTCCAGCGTCAAAACATAGAAGATCGGTGAGGAAAGCGGTCATTATTTCTTGCCAAGTTTGCCCGCTTTTGTTGGGCCGTTCCAAAAACGCCTGAACGCGCAACGCCTGTTCTTTCAGGCTTTCATACTGCGGATCTTGTGGGCTGATCTTCGGTTCAACTAGCCAGTCGAAAGTCGCCACACGCCGCACAACACTATCGATCGACGCGCGCACATCCGCACACCGCCGATAAACTTCCCAGCACTGCGAAGAAGTTAGTATGCGATCGGGCCGCCGATAATCATCGCCGTAAAAACCACCAGCGACATCACTTGCGCCATACGCTTCGGTAAAATACTGAAGTCCTTTTCTTCGACGAACCTGTAACGCGCCGCCGAAAGTACCTGTTCCCCAATTTGTGAGTTGGCGCGATCCCCCGCTACTGTCGCGTAATACTAAACTTGTGTCAAATTTCATTTGGCACCTCCTACAAATATATTATATCCTATAATTCCCGCCTTTATTTTCCCGCCAACTATTCCTCAACATTTAGCCCCGCTGGTTAGCCCTCCTTTTTGGGGGGCTGATCAGCATCTTTTTCCACCCGCTGGCAAACAGGCCGTTGAAATTCTAGCGACTTTTTGAATGTGCGGGCGTTTTCCATTATGTGTAAGTTCCAATCTATGATCGATTGTGTCAAACACGGGCTGTCGATTTGGGCGTAACGCAGCGCCCCAATAAAATCTTCTATATCTAGTTCAATAGTTAGCATAGAATGGCGACATTCGGGATTTTGGCACCGACGATCGCGCGCTACAAACTCATCACAGTACCAATCCACAAATGGCGATACCTGTGAAAGCAGATATACCCTATTACTTCCATTCCCAGCGGTGTTCGCTACGCCGAGTTTTCCGCCGCATTTTGGACACGCCATACCCATATTCAGCCCCGATATGTTGAATTGTAACTTTCCTCGTGATACGATACTATCACATTATCTGTTATTCGCCCACAGTTTTCGAGTATAAAATGAATGAATACCACAGTTTATTGAATGAACTTTCGGCCCGCTTCCCTATGGTGGGGATCGCTATGACACACCATAATAATACGCGTGGCCAGCCTATGAGTTTCAAGGATTTCCCATATTTACCCTCGCTTTACAACAGCCTACCAGAAGAGGGCGCGGACATTCAAAAAGCAGTACAAACGGGCCTGTCTGAAGCGATGATTATTATGACACTTTACGACGCGGGATGGCGCGGGCGGATCGTGGGATATATTTTGCCAACATTTGCGGTGCGCGATCGCTTTGTGGCGCAACGCATAAATCGCATACTGGAACAAAGCAAAACATACCGATCGTTTTTGCCTAGCAATTCACGCGGCGATCGATGGGAACTGGGTAACAATAAACTGAAACGGTTCGGATCTGGAACGCTGATGTTTTTGGGTTCCAATACTGCGGTGGATTTCGTCGAGTTTTCCGCTGATACCATCATCATTGACGAGTTCGATCAGTGCGATCCCGCCAACCTAGCAAAAGCCCGCGACCGTTTGCGCGCATCCAGTGATCCCAGACTTTACAGGCTGGGGAACCCAACACTGCCAAATCAAGGGATATGCAAACTATACGAGGAAAGCGACAAACGCGCGTGGTTTTCACGATGCGATCGATGTGGCGCGTGGCAAAATCTGGACTGGTTCAACAACTTTGTACGGCAAGACGATAACGGCAAATATATCCCGCGCGATCCCGCCGTGAAACCAATGCAGAATTGGACAAACCTACAACGCCAAATAAGGCCAGTATGCACAAAGTGTAACCAGCCATTCAACCGCAACATTCAAGGCGAATGGATCGCACGGGCTAGCCAATCCCGACGCGCTGGATATATCATTTCGCGCCTAGATGTACTGTCGCAAAACACAGGCGATCTTTTCAAAGAATGGATACTGGCGCAAAGCGACATAAACAGGCTATCAACATTTTACACTTCCGTTTTAGGGCAAGGGTTCGAATACAGTGGCGCACGGATCACGCTGGATCATTTGCGCGAATGTGCCACCACAAAACCCGAATACAATACCGACTTCGGCGGCGGGGATGATTATGAAAACATTCTGGTGTCGCTGGGCGTGGATGTCGGATCTGTGCTGAATGCAGTGCTGTCCATTTGCGCGCTGGATGAAGATGGCGAAATATACCGAAAAACTATACTGGTCGGCGCATACCGAAACTTTGAAGAAATACAAGATCTCATTATTCGATACCGCGTGAATTGCTGCGTTGTGGATAGTATGCCTGAAATGAGAAAAGGACAGGAATTGCGCGACTGGGCAACACGCGAGTTTTCTTCCTGTTATGTGTGGCTAGCCCGCTTTTACCCAACCGCACGGATCTCAACCGATGACTACGGGCGAAAACTAAACTGGCGCGAACGCGTGGTTACGGTGGATCGAACCCAAGTTATGGATGCCACTTTTGAAGAAATCACCAGCGTAAGAAGATCGCTGCCGATCGATGCGTTCAATATGCTAGGGTTCGTTCAACAAATGTGTGCGCCTGTGCGGGTGCTGGATAGCGAAAAAGGCCGCATTCGGTGGGAGGAGGGTAGCAACCCCGACCACTTCCGCCTTGCCGATGTTTATGACCGCGTGGCGTTCGATCTGCTGCAACAACAGGGATCGTATTCCAGCGGCTAACCCGCACACCCGAAAAGAAAATTTGGACAAATAAAATTCGGCGTATTCGCACGGCACACCCCTCAAACGATCAAAAGCATCGAGGGGGGGTGGGGGTGATCGCTTTGTGGTTACTAGAACTTTATTCTCCAGCGGACAAAAAACACTGTGGTTTCACTTCCGTTTTGCAACCGTACCGTACGAACTTCAGGCGCCGAACAATCAACCCAACTGGGCGCGAGGTGTTGGGCTGCTGACGCTAGCGCTTCGATGTCACACTGTATATCTATATCCAATGTGTCGCGATCGACATATAGCGATGGGCTAGGGCCGCTGAAATTGCCTGTATAAAGCGCGCCGTCGATCCTAAGTAGTACAAGGGCGCTCATCAGATCACGGGCGCGGTGTGTGGCTATACCAGCGCCCTCAAGTACTTTGAATGTTATCTCGTTCATATTAAGGGCCATTTGGAACTCCTGTTTGTTTTAGTGCGGCTACACCATAACGCGCAACCGCGAACGGACGCCCAGTGGGCGCCGCTGCTGTTGTTGTAGGTTTGTTTTTACTTGGCTGCTGCATACATCATAGCCGCTTCTTCGCCTGTGAATACCATAGCACCGTCAGTAACCGCGCTCATACGCCACGCGCCTGTCAGTTTGCGATATGCTGCCTTTGCTGCTGTCACGCCGTTTCTGTGGCCACGCTGCTTCTTTTCTGCTGGGCGGTTTTCGTCAAACTCAAGGGTCTTGCTGAAAAGCGCATATCCCTGAATATAGTATTGGCCAGTCTTTCGATGTTGTATTGCTGGGACGCCTTTGTATTCCGTGCGGTTTGCCCAGTGGGATGTTTGGTTGGCCACACTATCTTCATCGGCTACAACCTTTTCCCAACTGGCGCGCTGCTGATCGCGGGCTGCTGCTATGTCTTCAAAAGTAACGCCCTCGATGTCAATTTCGATGTCGTCCATTTGCGCCAATGCGCTTTTGATCAAGTCGGCGTATGTTGTGTTCAGATCGTATATGGTCAAAATAGTATCTTGGCCGTGTCCGTTCTTATCGCCTTTCCTTTTGCTGATGATCGCTACTAGGTTTCTCATTTGGTTCTCCGTGCCAGCGCGGGATCGGGTTCAGTGTGTTTGTCCGTTGCTGGTTACTTATCAATAGCATATTCGGAACCGTGTGCAACCTATTTGTTGTTATTCTTTTCACTTTATTCGGCGCCGATAATAATAAGCACGAAAGGGCGCTAGCCTTGCCAGTCGCCCCCGTATGCGTTGCCGCTTTGGATTACATCGCCCATACTGCTTCAGCCAATACAGTGATGAACGCTGCCAGATCCTTTTCTACATCGCCTGTCCAAAGTACGGGCTGGTTCCAGTGGCGGATGTAGCCATCTTCATTTCCTAGTTCGAAGCATACTGCGTTTTCAGTTCCTTCCCAGTTTGGCGAACAGAACAGTGTGTCGCCGTTGTGCAGTGTGATGAAAAGGCTTCCGCTCCACTCGTCTTCTTGAACATTGAAAGTTGGGTTGTTCAGGATTGCGTTCTTCAGTGTGTTCAGTGCTTCGTTAGTCATTTTGTACTCCGTGTCGGTTGGTTCTCTCTTATAATAGCCGATATGATGTTAGATGCAAGAGTTTTATTCGAATATTTTCAATAAAACACATTGGGCGATCACTCCGAAGCCTCTCGTCCGCTTCATCGTGATCCGCCCTTTCCTTTTGGGTTTGTGTTTTGGCCTAGTGGCCCAGAACGATTTCTACCTGATCGCCATCTACTGAAAACGAATGTGAAAGTTCATCGGTCATCCAATCCATTTGATCCGCTATCCACTGATCCATTTCGTCTTCGCTTCTGAAGCGTGGCGCGTCATCCATTATGTCGAAGCCTACACTTTCAAGAAAGCCTAGTAGTTCGCTAGCGCATATATCATCCATAAGGCCCCAAACTACTTCCTGAACTTCATCCTCGATCAGATCGGCGGTGGTCATACCTTGAAGTTCTTCGGCGGTGAGGTGTGCGCCTGTGCTGGTTTCAAACTCGGTTAGTGCTATTGTGTGTCGTGCTAGTTCAAACATTTCGGCCTCCGTTGCCGCTGGGTTCCTCTTATAAATAGCATAGCGTCGGTTATTCGCAAGTATTTATTCGAGTTTATTTCACTTTTATTTATTCCCTGTTTGCGCAGTGCAATTTTATCGATTTTTATGCACCGCCGATCGCCTGAATATGCGCGCGTATCCTCGTTAGATTTCTAGAGCGGTCTTGCCATTCAAATCGCTTCAATAAGAGATAAGACCTTTAATCCCGTAAAACGCATTCTCGGCCATTCTCCTAAGCGCTATCGCTCAGAACGAACCAGATCGCAGCCCACATCAAAACCGTGAGCCGAAAAAGCGCTCTACGAAATTCGATCCGCGCTCTAAAAACTCGTGATTTTGCCAGAATAGAGCGATCGATCCTCGTAGAGAGAAACAGAGCGAGAAACGCACGAGAACCGTTCGATAAGAGATAAGACCTTTGAACGGCTAAAACGCGTTCTCGGCCCAATGTCCTCTGTGCGATCAGAGCGAATGACTTGGGTTAGTGGCAAATCCGCAAAAAAGGAAATGCGGCGGGTTCGGAGCGCCCCGCCGCAACCCAACACGATCATAAAATGAACCCGATCGCGCTGGGCCAACAACCAACCATATTATGCTTGTTTATTTCCGTTTAGTTTTCATCAAATAGATCACCGCTTTCGCCAGTGTGCGCAGATCGAACTTGAATACCTGTCTTTTCAATGCGCTCGTTTAGGCTGCTGGGGCGCCGCTGGGCTGGTTCGGTATGCACCACCGCGCCATCAGGTAGCGGGCCACGATACGGCGTTAGTACGCGTTTAGCGACCGCCGTATATGCGTTCGTTTTGTACGCGCGCAGCCCCAGATCATTCAGGCACACCACGCGAACAAAGTCCTTATTCTTTGTGCCGTCCATATAGTACAACGGCCCCACATAGTTGAAGATCAGGCCCTCATATTCGCGATGTTCAAAGTATATGTTCTTCGGGCGGTTGCGCGCTTTGCGGCGGCGCCGATCTTCTTCAACTAGCGCGGTATTTCGTTCGGCGCTGTTGGATCGGTACTGCTGCATTTGATCGCTCAATTCCTGATCCGTCAATTCTTCCACTGGTTTCATATCGATCTCCAATATAGGTTCAGCGGGGGCCGCATCAGCAGCCACACCGCCGAAAGGTTACTTATTTGGCATCCACTTCGGCCAGCCACTGATCCATTTGTTCATCAGTTTGCGCCATCAGTGGAACTTCCGCGATGAGTTTCATTCTGTCCATCGTTTTTTGTCTGAACTGTTGCTTGCTCCCATTATTCAGGCATAGGAACCAGTTCCAAGTCTCACCCTGTTCTTCGGTGGTATAGCAAAGGTCAAGGAAGATCACTTGTTCGTCGATTATGGGGTAGTCGAAAGTGTAGAATCTCATTTTGTCTGCATTGAAAGTCGGTTCGCTCGGAACATTGCAATCAACATCCACCACGCTATCATCCCACTCGGCGCACGGGCCAACAATGTCTTCGACCATTGCCCAAAGGCGCTCGATCATCATATCGCATTCATTCGCCAGTTCCATATTCCCA